CAGCGTCACTGGAATCCGGATCATGAGCCAGAATGACAGAACCTGGGATGTTGCTGCCAGTTCGGGTGTAGAAACACAAGCGGAGCTTGCGGAACCGGTACGCTTCCCAGTTCTGGGCAATGCCTGACAACCAAGGAAAGGTCGCGGCAAGGCCGGGATTCACCGCAAACGAGTTGGCAATTGCAAAAGCAACGCTTCCTGTGACGTTCGCAATGAACTCACGATGGACTACGTGGCACGAGTCCAAAGTGGCGCTGACTTTCGCTCCCTTGCCCGATTGGCCGGTAGCATAGGCGGCAGCAACAGCATCCTGTCTTTTCGCCTGGCGGTTGCGCTTTCCGCGCCCCTTTCCCTTCGCGGGGATACCCGCGGCAGCCTGCAACTCGGCCATCAAGGCTCGCTTGAGCTGCTGCTGGGCAACCTTAGCGGCCTTGGCTCGCTTTTGGCTGTTCTTGTTGTTGTTGTTGTTCATTTCTTCGGTAATGATTTCGGAACTGCCTCTTCGAGCTGTCTCTGCAAGATCTCTGCCCTGTGAGCGAGTCCAAGATAACAGCTTGTGCACAGAATAACTCTGACGTCTCCAAAACGCAGGTATCTCTTTGGCGCACTGGCTTCGTGAATGTATGAACACCCGACGCATACCCAAGGAGGCGCAAAACTCATAGAATTTTCGCAACATGGACTTACGCTCGCTCACGCGGCTGCCAATCGGTGATTAGTGAACGTCAGATCTTTTGTACAAGACCTGGTCACAGGGGAACCACCACCCCATGTGCTGCGCCATGTCTGGCGACTTACGTCACAAGCTTGATGCCAAGCTTGCGGGCCACCTTGGCTCGCAACTTGCGCCATTCCGCTAGCCGCTCTGGCGTAGCGTTCCATGGAGCCTCCCACAAGTCAGGCCTGTTCTTATCAAAGGGCTTGGCCTTAGCGCGAGTGCTCGACTTCGCGTTGAACTTGGGGAGCGTGTTCTGCTCTCTCCGCGGGGCCTTGGTGCCTTTTTCAGTCACGACGGGCACGGCCTCTTCCGCAGCTTGAACGGCGTCGGGAATCACTCCCTCGTCATCGTTCTCTTCTTCCATGACAAGCGCAGGAGGCCCGTCACTTCCGGTGACGCTCTCTGCGCTCATCTCTTCCTTGTCCTTGGCGACAAGAACCGGCGGAATGACCGGCGCAAGCATTTCGTCGCCTGCAACGCACACCACTTTACTAGCCAGAACGGGTCCGACATCCGGGGTGCACAACGGAGCCTGCAACAACAGGCGAGGGTCGCGTTCGTACCAGATTGACCCAATCCAGTCTTCGAAGCGATCAAAGTCAAACTCAGGGATGCTCTCGACGAATTGCTCCATCATCCATCCACTATCCTCGTTGGGCCAGTTTGACTCGAGCGAATGCTTGCCGTCCCACGGCATCAACGCTCCTTTCACGCGCTCTCCAAGAAGCTCGTGAGCCACCATGCAAATCTTGCCAATCACGGGCGAGTTGCGGTCCATCCGGTAGTACCCAGAAATCCGCTCTGCAAAGCGTTCCAACGGATCCGGCAGGTTGGTGGGGCCAATCCACAGCTTCGCCAGCAACCTCTTCGGATTTGCCATCGAGCTGGAATCTCCAGTCCAAACATTCGGTCCGTACCAGCGGTTCAAGAAGTTCACACCTCTCGAGCCCCGCTGGACGACGTCAATCTCATAGTCCTGGCCCATCATTTCCGCGCTCTTCTTCAAAGCATTCGGATCGACGGCACCTTCCAGGCTATCATCACCTCCATAGATGCCCAAGCTGGCCCACGCCAACTCGGGGCTGCACTTCGCGCCATCCACAACGGTATTGCGCCAAGCGCAATACCCGATGAACATCGAAAGCAGGGAATTGAAATCGGAAGTCTCGAGAGTGCCAGAGCCCCGCGTGTAGAAAGAAGCATACAGTCTTCCTTCCCGCGTCACGCCCGGCAGGCCAATTTGCTCATCCAAAGTTTCATTTAGCTCAGAATACCACTCCGGCTTGAAGAAACGAAACATGATGATGCGCTCGAGAACACGCGCCAGCCTCGTGACATGCCCGTCGAAACGAGACCCATCGGCCAGCACAGAATGGACAGAACTCGCCAAAATCACAACAATCTTCTCAGCAATCTCCTTGGGCGTCTTGTTGAACGCATAGTGATCCAGCTGGGACATAACAACGTCGTGAAATGCATACATAAAACGCGAGTTCTTCAGTTTTGCTTCGGGGGTCACGGTAGTGATATTGCGAGGGTCAGTAATCTTTTGGTACTCCTCGATCTTATCAAACGTGCGAAACATTCTCTTGTACCAGGGACCCGACATCTCGGCTTGGTCAAGAATAGACCGCTGAGACGGCCTATCTTGTCGATCATGCACCTCTTCATGATCAACTGGTGCTCCCGTATGCGCAAGATGGTCTGGAACCACGAACTTGGCAAATTCGGCCATGTATCCGGCCAAAGTGGGACGAAGGTCCTGTTCCTCGCGTGCTGTGAAGGCCTCAACTCTTCCTGCAATGCACTGATTCTCCGACGCGATGTCGGATGCGTGCACATAATTCGGGCCAATCAAGGGAGATCCGAATCCGGAAAGAGGAATTCTGCTTTCACTTCCGTACTTGTCATACCAGATGGGGACGACGCAAGCCTCGGGAGGGTGAACCATGGGCGGAAACAGAGGCACTCCCTCGCGAAGGTAACTCGCGATAACGTGCGACTGCCCGGGCGCCAGCTTATACTCTGGCATCCCGTTCTTGGATGGGGGGGAAATGTTGCTGTCCACCATTCCCGGCGTGATGGCCGACTTGGCGACAATAGCAACAGCATGAACTGCGTCCAGAGCAGTCTTGCGCAAGGTGACAGATAGGTGGCTGCCCAAAACTGCCACGCTTCTGTAGAGGCCGTCCTGGCGCACCACGTCGATCACGACGTGGTTGCCACACACGGGCTCCAATCTTTTCAAGGTCCGGCCAGCAATGACGGCTGAAGTCGGGAAAAGCGGCGGCAACTCAAACTTCCCAAGGAGGGAGAGCATAATCACCGAGTGGTGGTCGTCAATCATCTTTCGGTCGATGTGGTACGCGACGACGGTCTTCGCCAGAAAACCTTTGTCTTCCACGAGGAGAGTCTCACCGCTATAATCCCATACGTGATGCACATACTCAGCGCCCCCGCTGACGTTGTATTGCACCCGATTGTCCTTGAGAAAGCGGAAGGTATATTCACCCTCCCCCTGCGCAGCCGCAGTAGGCTGGAACGTGCACACAAAATGCGTACCAGGATTGCTCGCAAGAAAATGCGGCATATCCATGTGCTCGTCCACATCCACGAAAACTGATGCATGTTTCGTGGAGTCGAAGTGAAACTCGACAGGCTCGGTGGCAATGTCTTTCGTCCAATGGTATGAACGGTCTCCTTCTCTTCCCTTTCGCTGATCTACTAGAGACATCTGCGGAAAGTAGGGTTTGAGTCCCATGCTCTCGGCCGCAAGGGCCGCCGTGGCACTACCCGCATTGCGGTCGCAAGCACTGGTGCCGTGAGTGTGGTTCTTCTGCGGCGTGCTGCGAACAACGGGGATGTCCAGGAAAATCTGTCTCTGCTGGCTTGAACTCAACGGACCTCTTGTGAGCGTATTGTTGATAAAGCGGGTAGACAAGACTGCACCAATGGGGGACTTGACACGGCTCCACCCAGTAGCCACAACCCAACGCATCACGACGAAAGCCAAATAAAGCTTTGCCCACTTGCTCGGATTGACCTCCGGAGTGACCCACAGGCCATTCGACAGAGGGATTTTCATCGACTTCAGGGTCGGAGCTTTGAGCGAAATCAGACTCATAGCCAAGGCAATAAGCTCCCAGTTGTGCCCCTTTTTCTCCTCAACCACGGCAGCGTACTCATACTTCTGCTGCGTGCCGGATGAAATGGGCTGGGCGCTGTCCTTTCTCCAGACAATCTTCGCACCTGCTTTCAGGATGTTCATGATTTGTCCGGCCTGACTGAGGCTCAGGGTTGTCGCGGCCAAAATGAGGGGGCCCGCAACGGCTCCATAAGTCTTAATGTATTCCCGCGTGTAGTACCACTGGCCGATGGACTCGGTCGCAGCGGTAACCGCCTTGGGCATCAAAGTTGAAGCCACTGTTCCTACCACACCCTTAACGAGTGAATAGGGAGTAGAAAAGTTGAAAAACGTCGGTCCTCGCTGACCACCCTGTCCGGATGATTTCTTACCAGGAGGCATGTCTGTCTGTCTGTCTGTCTGTCTCT